CCCCGCCAAGAGCCGCTCCTGCCCCTCCAGCACTGGCCATCGCTCCAGAAGCAATGCCAAGAATGGAAACTACTCCACCAATAGCAGCAACAAGATCCCCGATGATCATAATTATCGGGCCAAGCGCGACCGCAAGTCCGCCGGCCACTATGATCACCTGTTGCATACCGGGTGAGAGATCGGCGAACCAGTTGGCCAGGTTGGCAATCATATCAATCAGGGGATCGATGTTGTCGAGTACTTTCAAGAGAGCGGGTACTAGGGCCTCACCCAAGGTGATCCCCACGTCCTTGATCCGGTTCCAGAGGATCTTGAATTGACTTTCCGCAGTCTTGTACCGCTCTGATGCTTCCTTGGTGAGTGCATTGTTCTCCTCCCAAGCCTGGGTTCCCAATTCAATGCTTTCCCGGAGGAGATCCCCGGCACCAGCGGCCCGGAGCAGGGCGTCCCGGAGCAGAATTTCAGAGAGTCCCAGTTTCTCCAGAGTGACAAATACGTTTTCACCGCTGTCCCTCATCCGGCCAAGACCCTCGACAAAAGCGATCACAGCATCAGCTGCGTCCTTTTTGAAGCGCTTGACGAACTCATCCGTTGACATTCCGGCTACTTTGGCGAACAATTGCAGCTTTTCTCCGCCCTTGTCAACGGCGTTGGCGATATTGATGAATGCTCTGGAAAACGCCGAACCGCCGGCCTCGGCATTGATCCCCAAGGAGGAAAGTGCCCCGGCAAAGCTCAGAATCTGCGCTTCGGTCATGCCGACCTGGTGCCCGGCACCGGCCAAGCGGAGGGCCATCTCAATGATTTCGGACTCCGTAGCGGCCAGGTTGTTGCCCAAGGCCACCACCGTGGCACCCAAACGATCAAAGTCTTTTTGCGACATCTGGGTGATATTGGCCAGACGGGCCAGAGCGGTTGCCGCCTCGTCGGAGGTCATGTTGGTCGCAACTCCTAAGTCAACCATCGTCCGAGTAAAGCCCATTAGGGCGTCTTTCTGGATTCCCAGTTGACCGGCCGCCTCCGCAACGCGGGCAATTTCCTCCGTGGTGGCGGGGATAGTCTTTGCCATGTCCCGGATCTCTTGTTTGAAGGCGGAAAATTCCGCCTCAGTCGCATCCACCGTCTTGCGGACGCCAGCAAAGGCGCTCTCAAAATCGACCGCGAATTTAATCGAAGCGCCCGCAGCCAGCGTGAGGGGGGCGGTGATATACATACTCATGCTACGGCCTACATTGGCCATGTGGCTCCCGATGGTTTCCATTTTGTTGCCGGCGGATTCCAACCTTTGCCCCAACCGATGCCAAACAGAGCTTTTCCTTTCGATCTGCTCGTTGACATCCTTCAGCTCCCGTTCCATTTTGAATAGGGCCGCTTGGGCTTTGTTCAACCGGATAGCCAGGTTTTGCGTCTCCTTGGCGTCGGCTCCCTTCGCCTGCGCTGATGCTGCGTGAGCCTGAGCCAAAGCCGCCACCCGTTGCCGTTGGATGCCGATCTGCTGGTTGAGCGAATCCGCCCGTAACCGCAGCCCTTCGGTGCTTTTGCCGAAATCACCGATTTTCGCGCTGGCCTTTTGAAACTCCGACTGCGCCACCCGCATCTGCCGGTTCAGATCCGAAATGCCGCGCTGAAAACCGGTGCCATCCATATCCACCCGGACGGTAAGTTTCCCGAGCTCTTTTTCCGCCATATGCCCGCTTCACCTCCCCCTCACAGGACCTGATCAATGTATCCTTTCGGTGCCTTGTTCCGCGTCCGTTTGCGGTAAGCCAAAACCTTGAAGTAATAAAAGATGTCCATTTCGTCGATGTCCTTCATGGTCCACCCCTGTTCCAGCAGGTGGCTGTAGATGCTCAACATAAAATCTTCCGGGGAGATCTCTTCGTCCTCCCCGGTTACTCGTTTTTTTCCGCCAATGGCTCCGTTGCTTCACTCAGTTGGCCGGTGACTTCCTGGATGCAGGCCATAATGGTGGGGATTAATTTTCTGGCCTCCAGGCCGTCATACACATCATCCCGGGTGAATTGCTTCCCGAACAGCTCCACAATATAGTCCACCATCCGGTCCACATCTTCGGGCTTGATGTTGCTCTGATCCACCTGTTGTCCGATCTCGATCGTCCGGCGCAACATCCGGGCACTGATGAATGGAGCAGTAAAAGTTCTTTCCTTATCGCCCATTTTCAGGGTCAGTTCCACCACAGATCATCCCTCCTCAATAATGAAAAAGGGAGAGGTCTCCCTCTCCCTTTTACGTTGACGGCTTCTCGTAAACTGCATCGAACCACGTGGCCCCGGCAGTAAAGCCCGGCTCATCCTCGTCTCCAACGGCCTGCCAGGCATCGTCATACTCGCGCTTCACAAAGGTCCCCGTGATGGTCGGGGTCTGGAACGCCGGGGTGTCTTCCTTGGTTTGATATTGCTGTTCCGGAGGAGCAAATTTCCCCTTGTACAGCCACACATAACGGTATTTCCCGTTGCTTTTGAGGGATCGGAACCCCAGAGCAACATAGGGGGCGTTATCGTCCGCGTTCCGGATCAATACCCCGTTTTCCAGATCATGCCCCAACAGGGCAGCCTGCACCGGAAGGGGAAGATCCTTCACCTGGAGTTCCACGGTGATTTCGCCCAAAGCCGACGCAGTCTCCGATGGACCGTCATCGGCGAACAAGGTTTCCGTGTTGACCGTCGGTGTAATGGTCGCGCTGATCGCCCCGGCAATCTTCACCGGGTCCTCATAAGCCACTCCCATGGCATCATCCTGCGTCAGGATCGCGTAATGTAGATCCCTCAAACCCACTTGCACTCCGCTCATACCGATACCTCCTCGATGATTCGATTGGTCTCATATCGTAAGGCTTTGTGATAGACTTCGGTGTCATCTTCATACAGATCAATGGAGGAAGTCCTCCGGAATCCGATCTGCTTCATGGTTTTGTCCACTTCCTGAGCAATGCTCGTCATATTGCCGTCCTTGCTCCAGATGTCGATCTGGAAGTGGACCTCAGTGGAAAGAGCCGCATCGTCGGCGTATTGGTCATCAAAATTGGTCATTTCAAAGAAGGTGATCCGCGGGAACTCCATGGCATCCGGNGCTTTCANNTAATAAATCCGNGGGCCGCCCAACAACCCGATCAACTCCTGGTTGTTTTCCAGAGCGGACAGGACCTCGGGTTTCAGGTTGATCATCTCAGCCCCAACCCCCGGCGGAGAGCCCGCTCGATCCGGGCCAGCACTTTCCCCCGGGATTCAGCCGCGGCCGGCCCCATGAACGGACGAGCGCGCATCTTGGATGTACCAAACTCCAAGAAACGCGCCCGCCAGTTCGTTTCTTTGTTTGGCCCGACCTCCACGTATTTGATGTTGTCCTCTTGCTTCACCCGGGAAATTTCGATGTTATACCGGATGTGCGGCTGGTTTTTGGTGCTGACCCTGACCTTTTGGCGCATCGCTTGCGCCACCGGTTCGGCCCCTTCCTTAAGTGCCTGATTTTCAATCCGGTTCGCCTTTTCCCCCAGGCGTTGGAGTTCCCTCAACAGACCTTGTATCCCTTCCATTCGCACCTTAGCCACCGGCCATCACCACCTTGCACATCAGATGGGTCACCCGTCGCCGGCCGTCGATGTCATCCAGAACGGCCACAATGTCGTAAACTTGGCCGTCATCGATGACGCGCATATTCGGCCGAATCCCTTTCCGATACCGGATTTTGTAGGCCACCACCATTTCCGCGTTTTCGACAGCGGACCCGAAAAACTCCCGCCACCGGGTGGTTAGCGGGACTCTCCCGGCCCACAGGGTGAGGAAGTCCTCCCAATTCGGCCGCGCGTTACCCTCCGCATCCCGGGTGTACCCGTTCTGGTGCTGAATCGTGATCCGGCGGTTGAACTCAGCCGGATTCATCTCCAGTTCCACCTTTGCCTTTCCGTTTGCCGCTCTTGGGCCGCTTCGGGGGTTCCGCATGGTCCGGCTNCGGTTGGATCTCTTCCCCCAAGAAGCCGCCTTTTCTTAGTTCCTCTGCCCTTTCTTCGCTGTTCGTCTCATACACTGTACCCTTGGCGTGATACTTCTTCGTATACTTGTCAATGAAGTTCGCGGTCACTTGATACCTCCCCACCATCATCCCCCCTCTTCCGTTGATTCACCATAATCTTTGAGCTGCAAGATGATACTCTCCAGAGCAAAACTGAATTTGTTCATTCTCGCCGCCGGATCCCGGTTCTCGTAGTGGAGGGCCACATACAGCATCACGGCCAGATTATACAAGGAGCTTTCCGATCCTTGTTCCGGTTCCGGGATACCGGAATTGGCCAGATACTCTTTGGCGCTATTCATGAGGAGAGCGAGGATGGCGTCATCCTCGCTCCCGTCGATCCTCAGATAAGTTTTCACTTCATCCAACGTCAACTCGGGCATCATTCATGCCCCCTTATGCTTCAGGTGC